CTGGAGATACCAAAAAGTTTCCAGGTAAAACTATTTTTAATCTTTGTGATGTAAAATTTTGTAACAATGCTTTTCTTGCATATGTATATTTGTGAGGCACGTCATCAACTTGTAATGAACCAGGCTCATTTGCTTTAATGTATGCTGATTGTGGTCTTTGGCCTGTTGTCAAATAAAATACTATCCTAGAATCGGTCATTTGATAGTTTGTTTTACCTAATTTATTTGTCTCAATAGGTAAATTTGGATTTTCATTACCATGTTTAGTCGTTGCAAACACATTATCAAAACTTTTCTTTTGGGTTATTATTTGTCTAGTTAGCGGATCAATACCAACAAATGTTCCTGCAAAAACACCAGCTTGTGTGCTTTTAATAAAATCAAATTGGGTCATAACTTCCATTGCTCTTGCACCAAGGAATTCGGTTTTAATATCATCATTTTGTAAGTTTTTAATATCAAAGTTTACATTGAAAATTGAAGGTTGTTGCATAATCTTAGACAGAGTTGTAAAGTTATAACCTTCCACATTCTCAAAAAACATAAAAGTTGGTTGACCTCTAGAGTCAATGGCTCGTTTCGAACACCAGTTTAAAGCATCAAATGGTTTTAAACCTGGTATAATTACATCGATTGCACCATAAGATTTTTCAAAATTCTTTGGTACAAAATTGGAAACAGGAACTTTTAACTTATTGCTCAATATTTTTTTGACCGTATCGGTATAAGTGCCCTTATAAGCTTCAGCTATTAATTGTTGTTCAGACAAAATAACTTCTTCAGAAGCAAATTTTAAAACATATGATTCACTTGTTTGGTTAATATTTCTTCTATCAGTTTGTTTGTATACTCTAAAGGCTCTTTTCAATCTAAAAAGACCTTCACCTTTGTCTATATCTATTAGAATAATTTCAGTACCATCAATTAACAATTTTGAAGATAGACCAATAGCATCATTGATAACAATATCACCAGAAATGCAAGGAGCTAACATACTTTCATATATGTTAATTTCTTCAAAAATCTCTCGCAACTCAATTTTACCACCTTTGGTAACAAGAGTCAGTTCGTTAATTCTAAAGTCTGTAGGTTGCTTTAGATTAAAATCACTCATTTGGAATCTTTCATCACATTTTTAAATTCTGCTTCAATGTCAATTACAAATTCAGGTTTTAAAATGGTTATATTTCTTTTGTTTTCGTTCAATTCATTTTCATATTCATAGTAAGTTTTTGTTTCTTTTGAAACTACAATTCTTAGTGGAGTTCCATCTTCTAAAGTATAATTTGTATCAGATATAACCACATTAGCATATGTGTTAGCATCAAGTCTAATTCTATCTTCTCTATACAGGCCTGTTGAAGTATCAGTTCTTTTTTCTACTTTATAGTATGCTTGAGTATTATTTGTTGCCCATTCTAAACCAGTTACACCAGTGTATGCAGTATTAGCATATGATGACGATGAATACTTTGCCTCAATGAATTTGCCAATTGTTCTTTGACCTAAAGGCCATTCATAAAGTGGGTCTACAATATTATTCATTGCCAAAATGATCCAGTGTTTTTCTGGAGAACCATAAATTTTAGATGCTAAAATTTCAGGCGTATCACCATCTTTTATTTTATATTTGTAATACGTAGAAGCATTCTGTTTCAACCTATCATCAAAGTTAAACCTTGAAGTGATGTTAGTAACAATATCTAAAGAAGTTGAATCTTTACTTTTATAGTAAGATGTTTTAGGAAAGAAATTAAAATATTTTGCCATATTATGCACCTCCTATGGAACCACCACTACCAGACTCATCAATTCCAGTTGTGTCTTCTGTACCCCAATCGCCATTAGCTAAATCAAATTCTGTATCGGATGTAGCAGTAGTTTCAAAGGTTATACCTGTTTCATTCCAATCACCCAAATCATTAGATGCATCAATCTCGGCCTGTGTTCTAAGTTCACCACTTCTTTCGTTACCAAAATCCAAACCATTAATTGCTTCATCACCTCTGAATGGTGACTTATACTTAACTTGCTCACCTGATAAGAATTGTTTAGTGATAATTTCTGTTTCTTTAAACGATAAGTCCATACGTATAGCAACAGGCATACCAGTTCCACCACGTTCAGGTGAATTCAATAGTGTTTCATAAGAAGCAAAACCATTTGGTGCATAATCAATTGAAACTCCAGTCAATACACAAGTGGAAACTTTAGGTATATTTGGATTTTCTTGGCCATTATAATAAAATTTAATATCAAACTCAGATGGAGGAACCAAGTATCTTCCGAATGATGAAGTTAAAACTTGAAATTTCTAAAAGATGGTGATTGATATATCAACTCTAGTTGTGGGTTAACTGCTAAAGCACCACCTGTTGCGGCAGAAAGTGCTGTGAATAAAACATTTTTATCCAGACCAAACTTTGAACCAAAACCAGCCGTAGCTTCAGCAACAAATGGAGCCATATTTTTTTGTATAGCATCACCACCTTTTTTACCTGCATTCATAAGAGAAGCACCAGCTTGTAAGCCAGCACCAGCAATCCCTAATCCAGAAGCTACACTTACATCACTATATGATTGATTGTAATCAAATGCCAATGTATCTGGCATATACAAGGCAATGGTGTCTTTCGTTCTTTTTACAGTTCTAAAAAAGTTTCCTCTTTTTAAAAGGTCTGATTCTTTTATAGATTTAGCATACTGACCGGCTTTAAAAAGTGTATTCTTTGAATTGATTTCATCCAAAATACCAGCCGTTGTTCCGTCATCAGAGGCAGAGCCATCATAACTACCTTCGTATCTAGTTAGACTTTCATCTTGTATAGCATTTCTTTCTGCCACAAAATCCAACACATTTGTAACTATTTCTTGAGCTCCAGTAATCGCATTCTGTGATCCGCTAGTATTTTCCAATATTTTTGCTGTAGCCGTATCGTCATAATTATAACCACCCACTTGTGTTCTTTCTTCCAATATCAATAGGATAGCGTTTATTGTCTATATTAAATTGGTCGGAATTGACTTCAAAATTCCTATTCTGACCAGGAATATATTTTATATCTGTAAGTGAGAAAAATGCCATTGTCTGCCTTTTGGTTGCCTAGATACTATTTATGTCATATAAAGGAACTTTTTTACCCAAGAACCCATCCAAGTACAACGGGAATTCAAAAAATATCATATACCGTTCCAATTGGGAATTGCGGGTTATGAAGTATTTTGATGACCACCCGAATGTTATCTGGTGGGCATCCGAAGAACTTCCAATACCATACGTGTCTCCCGTGGACAATAGAACACACAGATATTTTCCAGACTTTATTGTAAAAATGCGTCTTAAAGATGGTAAGGTCACCACTTATATATTAGAGGTCAAACCATTGGCTCAGACCAAGATGCCAGTACAAAAACGCAAGACTAAAAGATTCATTCAAGAGGCTGCAACCTATGCTATCAATCAGGAGAAGTGGCGAGCTGCAGACCTTTTCTGTAGAGAACATGGATGGCAGTTTAAAGTTATCACAGAAAAAGAACTTGGTCTTTGACATAAATAGAACATGGCGTATTTACTAGACAGAATAAATCAATCGTTAAGAAAACAAGGTTTGACTCCAAGAACAAACCAAGCACGGGCATGGCTACAATCTAAGGTATCTCAGTTGAAACCAAGTCGCCAAGCGTTACTACAGGATAGAACCCGTCTACGTGATTCGACCATAATCGGCAAGATGTATTTTTACTTCTATGACCCCAAGACAAAAGATTCGATGCCATACTACGACCGGTTCCCATTGGTACTACCAATAGAACAATACAATGACGGATTTTTAGGGTTGAATCTACACTACATTCACCCAAAGCAACGAATCGTTTTATTGGATAAGTTAAGTGATTATGCAAGCAATAACAAATTCGATAAGACTACAAAGTTGAGATTGAGTTATGCCGCTTTGGCTTCCGCTTCTAAAATATTCGAAGCACAGCCATGTATTAAACGATATCTCTTTAGTCAGGTGCAATCAAGGTTTTTAGAAATATCTGCTGACGAATGGGACATAGCTGCGTTACTACCAATGGAAAGTTTCGTTGGTGCATCAGCAGGTAAAGTTCATGCCGAATCTCAGGAACAATTTTAATGTCATTCTCACCACAATTATTTCTATCAAACATTAAAGCAAAAGATGGACTGGCCAGGCCAAGTCGATATGAAGTCATTCTTCCTATTCCAACTTACATCAATAGTTTTATTGAATCATCAGCTTTAGAAAAGTTTTTTAATATACCAAATAATATCATTGCAGATATTACAGCTGATATCAATAGTATTACTGGTGGTGGGAGAGAAGAAACTAGAACTTCCAATCCAGCCATCTCCAGATATTTGGCGTTACAATGTGAATCGGCCGAATTGCCTGGAAAATCAATCTTAACACAAGATGTTAAAATATATGGTCCTAGTTTTAAAGTACCATACCAAACACAATACCAAGAAACAACATTAACATTTGTGTGTACAAACGAATTCTATGAGCGTAAATTGTTTGAACGTTGGATGGAAGCAATTATGCCAACAGATACAAATAACTTGCGTTATTCAAAAGATGAAGAAACAAGGTACATGACAAATATTCAAATTGTCCAGTATGATGACTTTATCAAAAAGATATTTGTCATAGAATTAAGAGATGCCTTTCCAATTGCAATTGCATCTCAACCTTTATCTTGGAGTGAAGAAGGTTTTCACCGAGTGTCTGTACAATTTACTTTCCAAAAATACCGTGTGGTATATTCTGGAAGTTATGACATTGCTGCGGCAGCTGCTGCTTTGTTTGGAGTTAAAGCTGCCAAATTCTTTGACAAGGCGGGACAATCTATTAGCAATTCTATAGTTGCTCCGCTTGCAGGGACAATTTTTTAATTATAACATGAGGATATAAAATGGCGTTACCAAAAATTGATGTGCCAACCTATGAAACAACTTTAATTTCATCAGGCAAAAAAGTAAAATACAGACCGTTTCTTGTAAAAGAACAGAAGCTCTTTCTAATGGCTTCACAGTCAACTGATGAAAAAGAAACAGTTGATGTGGTTAAACAAGTATTGAATAATTGTATTCTGTCGGATATTAATGTTGATGATTTGCCAACATTCGACCTTGAACATCTATTCATGCAGCTTCGTGCTAGGTCTGTTGGTGAGGTTGTAAATTTAAAATACAACTGTAACAACACCGTTAAAGATGATAAGGGTGAAGATAAAGTTTGTGGTGGCCTAGTCAAATTCGATTTAAACATCTTAGATATCAAACCAACTATTGATCCAGAACACAACAATAAGATTGAAATTAGTGACAAGTTGGGTATTGTAATGAAGTATCCAACTTTAGGAATGGTAAAAAACTTTGATAATTTACAAACTGAATCTATCGATACCATTATGGATGTTATTGTCAGCTGTATTGATTTCATTTATGATACGGATCAGATGTATTATGCCAAAGATTCCACAAAAGAAGAATTGATGGAGTTTGTGGACAACTTACAACAAGATGACCTTGAAAAAATTCAAAAGTTTTTTACCAGCATGCCGAAGATTTCAAAACCTTTAGACTTTAAATGTGGTAAGTGTGGATATGAAGAAAAGATTGTCGTAGAAGGCATTCAAAATTTTTTCGTATAATATTTGGTTATGATACCTTAGGTAATTACTTTCAAACTAACTTTGCTTTAATGCAACATCACAAGTATAGTTTGACTGAATTGGATAATATGATACCTTGGGAAAGACAAGTTTACATTGATATGTTGGTGAAATTTTTAGAAGAAGAAAAAGAACGATTAAAAGCTCAACAGCAAGCGAGAAAATAAATGGCAGACACACAGTCCAGATTAGCAGAGATTTACAAAGCCGAAAAATCTAAAGGTGGCGGAATAGCATCCACTTTAGGTAAACGAACTCTTGAGAAAGTGGATCCAAGGCAATTCTTTAATCAAAAAGGATTCATGGCGGCTGCTTTGCCATCATTGTTTAAATCATATAGTGCAACACCTGCTAAATCTGGTGGAAAGGTTTCTAGTTTAGGCAGTGGTTCATTCTCTAGTGGCGCACTAGAAACAAAGATGGACATTCTTACTGGTGAAACCAGAGAACTGAAAATTCACTCTAAGTTAGCTGCAAAAAACTCCTCTGTCTTGCCTGCAATGGCAATGGACATGAATTTGACCAAATTGAATATTATGAAGTTGGTCAAGTTGCAAGGTGGTACTGCAACAAAAAATGCAGACATGTTCTTTAAAAGAGCTGGTGACAGAGAAACAGCTTACGAATCTAGGTTTAATAAAGCTGGTGGAATAGCAACTAAAACTCCAACACAAGTTGGTGCTAAACCAAAAGAAGAAAAAGAGGGTGGTGGAATATTAGGGTTTTTAGGAACAATTGCTAGTTATTTGTTAAAAGGTGGATTGCTTGGATTATTAGCAATAGGTGTTGGCAAACTACTAGAAAATCAAGACGTAGCTGATGGCATAAAATCTTTTATTAAACAAGTGATTTTAGGTATACAAAATATTATTCAAAAAGGCTCTGAAATTTTAGGGGACCTTTTTAGTGACCCTGATGTAAAAGAGGGTTTTATTAAAACATTTGTTGCTATTAAAGATTTATTCGTTAAAGGTATTAATTTACTGGGTGATTTGGCTTCTGACCCAAGATTTGCAGAAGGTGTTGTTCAAGTTTTTTCTGCAATCTATGAAGCAATCAAAAAAGCATTTGTTAGTTTAGATAGTTATCTAAAAGACGAATTAAATGTTCCTGGTGGACTATTAACTGTTTTAGGTGTTGGTGGTGCATTATACTTAGCAATTATTGGTTTAGGTAAGGCTCTCACACTCTTAGCAGGTGTAGCTGCAACGGCTGCAGCAAGCCGACTAGGACTGCCATTACCTGGAGCACCAGGAGCACCACCAGGAGCACCAGCACCAGGAGCTCCACCAGGAGCACCAGGAAAAGGACCAATAATAAAACCTGGAACTATTGGTGAAAAAGTACCAGCAGGTTTCAATAAAACAGCCGAAGATAAAATACGAGAACGTGCTACTAGAATGGCGGCTGAACAAGGTGCTAAAGACGTTGCTAAAAAAGGTGCGGGTGAAGTGCTTAAAAGATTTTTTGCTGGTGAAGCAGCCGCCCTTCTTGGTGGTCCAATAGGCGCTGCATGGTTAACAGCATATACTGCGTATCAAGTTATAGATGCACTTGCACCAGATAGTCAACTACAAGTTATAGATGGAGTTGCAGCTCTTGCTTCAATACAGGATGACATTAATCAAGGTGGTGATGAAAAAGTTTTGAAACAGAGAGCTGTATTCTACGAAGAAAAATTAAAACGATTAGGTATTGTACCACAACAACTTGAGAGTGCTAAAGTACAAGCATTACCTTCTGCACCAAATGAGAGTTCTGCTGAAGCAACAAGACTTGCAGCTGCCGGCAAACCAACTCCAGCTGCTTCAACTTCAGCACCAGCAGCACCTTCAACAAAACCAACAGCAGCACCTTCTGGTGACTATGCTTCTAGAATTGGCGGCAGAGAGTCTGGTGGAAATTACGACACGATATTTGGAAAAGCGGGTGGTGCTACAATAAACGGAAAATTAGTTACTGAAAATACAATAGGTGAAGTTGCTGCTTGGCAAGCAGGTGAAAGAGAAAAGAAATCAAATAAACAAGCTGCTGGAAAATATCAGTTTATGGATGTTATTGCAGCTGCTAAATTAGCAGGTCTTGGACCAAATGATTTATTCAATGGTCAGAATCAAGAAAAAATGATGGCAGCATATACAGAAGCAAATGCTAAACAGTTGAGAGCTTACGGACTACCAGATACCGAAGAATATCTATCTATGGCTCACGCTGTTGGTGCAAAAGGTGCTAAACAATTAATTGATGCACAAAATGCTGGTATGGGTAACGCAAATTCTTTAGATGTTTTGGGACTTAAAGGTGCAGCTGCAAAAACTAATCCACAATTAAATACAAATGTTGATACAACTATAGCTGCATTAAAAGGTGGTGGTCCAATGGGTCATGGCAGTGGTACAATGTTAGCTAAAAACAAAAGTGGTATAACTTCAGATTCAGCTTCATCACCAGATTTTAAAATGCCATCATTAGGAACATTAGCTGCAGCTGCACCAAGTGTAGGTGACATGATTACATCAGCAACTTCTGCATTCGGTGATATAACAAGAGCGTTTGATACTGCTATGGCTTCCGTTACAAATATTACAAATAACAATACACAAGCAGCAGCGGCCGGTCAGCAACAACAAGGCAACCTGCCTTCTGTATATGATGATATGTTCTTAAATCTATTCCAACGAGTGTCATAAAAAAACCCCGCACTAGGCGGGGTTGCACTTGCATGGGATTAGTTTAATCTTGGTCGGCAAGAGACTTGAAATAATCCAAGTCATCATCACTTTCCGAAATCTTAGAATCTAATACTGAAACATCATCTTTGAATGATGCAACTGTATCTTCAGCTTTAGATTTGGCAATTGGTGCACCAGTGAAACCTAGAACCTTGTCCAAACGACCTTTCAATTGGTCATAAGGTTTGAAGTTTTTCTTCTCTGTAAAATCTTTCAGAGAATATTCTTTCTTCCACAATTCTTCCAGTTTCTCATCGTTGCCATCAAACAGAGCAGACACATCAGCAAATTCTGATTTGTCATAGTTGCGATAGCCTTCGACATTACGAATCTTCAACTTGAAGTTAGCACCTTCCCACATATCAAATGGGTTAACTGGTGTTTCATCAGCAAATTCAGGATTCATTGCTTCTGTAATCTTATCAAAGATTTTCTTACCAAACTTATACAGTTTGATTTGTCCTTCATTAGAAGGATTGCTTGGGTCAGAAACCACAAGAATGTTTGCTAGATAGCTTAACTTGCGCTTTTGTTTACGAGCAACATCTTTGTTTGCTTCGATACCAGAGTTCCACAATGTGTTATTGTGTTCACAAACTGGACACTTCTCATTAAGAGTGGTCAAGCAGTTATCAATAAACCATCCGCCTGGTCCTTGAAAGCCATGGCTGAATGTTCGAACCCAAGGAAGTGCATCATCACCATCAACAGCAGGTGCTGGCAAGAAACGAATAATGGCCATGCCATTACCTGCCTTGTCAACTTCTGGTTGCCAGAAACGATTGTCATCTTTGGAGTTTTCGGTGCCTGCTGATGTAGCTTCGACCGCTTTTGAGAGTTTTTCAAATGAGCTGCTGTTGCGCTTTAGATTTGCAAATGAAGTCATATAATTTTCCTTTGTATAGACGTAGTATTAACGGAGTATAGTTTGATTATCCACATTTTCATAATATACTTTATTTAGTATTTTAATCAAGTAGAGTCCTCAGTTTTGCCAGTGTTTCATTGGCATCTTTGTGAAGAATACCAAGACCACCAGCGGCATTAAAATTAACGATAATGTCTTCTGTATCGTCAATTAAAATAGTTTCAGGTGTTGCATATGCTGTTTTATGTTTGCGACCTGGAACAATATTGGCTTTGTATGGAATACCATTGTTGCAAAGCCAAACAACTTTCTGAGCAGCAACTTCTGAATGGAATTTTTCACCACCAGATGAAGATAGAATCTCCACTTCCCAGTCAGTTTCGTTTTGAATAAAATCAAGCAACTCTTTTCCACCTGGGAACCATTCAAGGCTTTCAAAGTTTCCATCCATAATAAAGTTAGGCCAATTGGTTGTGAAGTTTTTACGGTCACGAGCACCAAGAGCATCCTTACCATACAGCTCTGTGAATCGCTTCTCAAAGTTGCATAGTACACCATCCATATCCAGGTAGAGTTTAGTTACTTTCATTTATTCAATACTTTCTTTAGAATTAGCCTATATTTTACATCATCCTTAGGAAGAAATGCGGCATACTTGAGCAATTTCAACCGATAATTTGGCCAATGTATCGTGTCGGCAATCTTCTTAGACCAAACAGGTACGAATCCCATTTGATTGTTTAATAGGCAAACAGTTTCTATTGTTACTTCTTTCCTGAGTGCTTTTCTCAGTAGAGTTGGATAGTCATCACCAACACGTAGGATAGAGTTTGGATCATCAAGTCCTTCAAAGAGGTCACGACATTCACTTTCAAAATTGTATGACATTGATTGTATGACCTTTTGGTGCTTGCGATAATTCACTTCAGCATCTTCTAGTAATAATGAGCCAACCCAAGTCTTTTCATCTTCTACAAAATTAGCGACAATGAAATCAATCATGTCTTCTTTTTGTACAAGACGGCGAGACAACTTATAGAAATGATATTTGTCTTTGCGGTTCTCAAATGCAGTCACACTAACGTTGGATTTACCATTGTATTTGAAAAAATCATATGATTCGTTAGTGAAGTGTAATTTGAGAGCCTGATACAAACTGAATGTTTCGTAGCCAGTCATATAGGCAATCTAGAACCTTTTTCTTTCAACATGTTATTATCCATTGCATCATTCTCAATCTTAGCCTTGAGATTTGCATTAATCAATGTAGCTGCAACCTCAATTTCAAGACCGGTTTCTCTGCAATGTTCCACGATAGCTTCGATATAGTTGTATTGTGACCTAGCAACCAATGCATCGATAGCTTTGGCAAATTTTGCCATTTCATCTCTAGTAGGCATTATTTTAGTCCACATTTAGGGTCGAAGCATGTGTTTCTTTCCATAATAGCAACGGGAAGACCACATACAGAACATTTTTCACTTAGACTGATTGAATCCATTGTCACCATTTCTTCAACTGGTTGACCTGCACCATAAGATGTTAGATTGGTAGCCATGTTATCAAATACTTGTGCGCCAATATAGTCTTCTTCATACTCATTGGGATAATCAGGTTCTGGTTCTTTGTAATAGTCAAGGCCTACAATTTCCAATTCACCATCAAATTCAAATGAACAACCCTTTAAGAATTGTCTGAAGTGTTCAAGTACAGTTGGTAAAAAGTCAGCTTCAAATTCTAAAGTATTTTTTGACCCAACAGGACCATCATGCTCACATGTTAGAGTAAATTTAGGCATTATTTCACCACAGTTTCATATAGAGTTTCAAACTGGTCATGTACTGCCACTTCTTCATCATAATTTTGCTTATAGTAAACCTTAACCATTCGTTGAACGATTTTCTTAGGCAACTGTAATTGTTTACTGATATCAGCCGTTGCTTCTTTGATAAAGTCTTTCTCCGCTGACGCACGAACCATCGCATCAGAACATTCACGGATAACCTTCAATAGTTTATCTCGGTCGCCTGGATTAGATAATTGATTAACACTCACTTGCTGAATAGCCATAATATACTCCTAGTTTACTTTTTCATTGCATATGTAATGCAGGTTGGGTTTGTGCTTGTTTCATATGCACACTTTACAGACAATGGGTCAACACCTTTAGCAATAGCTGCTTCGATATTTTTGGCCATGTTGTTTCTGTCATTGATATTATAAATGATTGCACCAATAATTGCGGTACAAACCACAATAATTACCGATACACATACTGTAATCAAATCTTTATTCATAGTAGATTCCTTTGTTTCTGTCAATTTTATCACCTTTGCTTTTGTAGAAAATATGCCTGCCAATCTGTTTCTCCTTTTGTAGTTTTGTCCAACCAGGATTTACATAATCTGCATGATAGTAGGTTGCCCCATTTGTTACATCCTTCATTCTATCAAAATTCAAATACATGTGTGTTGACATTTGCAATATCTCATTATACAACGGAGTATGCTTGATTGTCAAGAGCCTGGAGGTAAATGATGAGTCACAATACCAAGAAAACTGGCATGTCCCATTGAACTTTTGTTTTACCACATCACAAACTGTACTCGCATAGTTGCCTGTCTGAATACGATTGAAGGTGACGAACACCACCGCCTTGCGACCTTCAAGAGGTTCATGGGCAGCTTCAAAGTATACATTTTCTGCGAGACACGTTACCTGTTTTTTTGATTCATCGGTAAGTGAGTTGAAAGATGCTTTAATTGGCATCGTTGGATTTTGAATGTTGATGCTTGATATCATTATGATAATCGAAGCAAAGAACAGACTAAAAAGTATTGGTTTACTTCTCAATATTTCTCCTTGAGTTATATTTAGTCCCAAAGGTTTCGATAATACTTTCCGAATAGTTTAAAACCATTTCCGATTCTTTCATGTACAACCTTTAGAGCTTCATAATCAGTTTCATGTGTGTGGTCATCATTGTAAACCATTTTGTACATTTTTGGTTTACCATTTTCATCCCACTCACAAGCTTCACTTCTTGTTGACCATTCACCTTTAGAATATTTTTCTTCCCATTTGTTATCAACATGATGTTCAAATGCAAAAATCATTTCTTCCATTACCCAATCCCAGCGTTTGAAATGATTACCATCGGTATCCCATTCATTCTCTTTAGCAGGTGCTGAAGTAGATTTCAATTCTTCTGGTACATCTTCATCATCAACATTTGGTGCACCATGTTTACTTTTTTGTAATTGCTTTAACATCGGCAAAGCAATAATACCAAGAGTATGATCCATTGACCATGTGTCGTATCTGTCAATCTTAATATAAGTCGTACGGCTACGCTTAGACTCTATCCATTGGCACAGTTTTAATAGCCAAGTTTTTGGTGGATTTTTTGAATCTGTAATTTTTTCATCAGTAGTTCCATGAGAGAGCCATGTTCCAAAATTATGTACCCAATCAGGTTTACTTTTAAAACCATATTCATCCTTCACAGGCTTTGCCCAAAAGCAAAGTGCTTCGGCTATTTGATATGGGCCAACCCAATTCTTATAAGGTCCGATGTAAACTTTCATTTCTGCGAATCTCCAGGTAATACACGATAATTATCTTCTACAGAATCAGGTGTGCTGACTTCAATGATTGTGCCTTCTTCAAGGCAAATGATTTGGTGTGGTTCAAGTGGCTCATTACGCCACACCGAACCAACTTCCAAAATTTGAGATTTCATTTCTGCATTCTCGGTCATAATATATTTCACTTCGAATTTACCAGACAAAACATACCATGTCTCATCTTTCTCAGCATGAAAGTGCATACTGAATCGAGCATCTTTATTAAAACGTAGCATCTTGCCTGCATACTTGTCATTGGTCGCCCAAATTAATTCTGAGCCCCAACCCTTTTCAACAAAACCAGTCTTACGAGTTGTCATATATCACCTGTAAATAATAAAACAAAAAATTATTTATTTTCGTCTTCTAATCCATCAAACACTTTATCAAACCAAGTTAGTGCTTCTTTTTCACTATTGAAAAACGGACTTACCTGGTGTTTGTTATCATCAACATAAAAGTAAGTATATGTTGTCATACCCATATCTCTATATTGTATTAGTTTCATAAAGATTCCTTTATTATAACATAAAGCTATTTATTTGTCAACCTTTTGCGCCAATACTTACCTATGTATCTTTGCAAGGATTCAATATAGTAATCGGACTTTTCTCGCACAAAAATCTGGTGAGAACCATCTTCAACGGCAATGGCAACCACAATTTGATTGATTGGCTTACCAGTAATTTCACCAAACATTTCCGCATATGCGGTACATTGCATAAAATAATTTAGAATGTTATCTTCTGATTTTTCTCTAGTAGAGGATTTAAAATCAATCACCGATAATTGACCATTCCATTCGGCAATACAATCAACACGACCAGCCAATCTCAAGGTCTTAGAATAAAGAGCTTGTTCAATACAATATACATCACCAATATTTTCATCAATGTGTGGTCTAAGTGATAAGAACAATTGCTTGGTATCAGGCATCATTGTTCGCAACTTATCATCTGTCATTTCATTGAGCAGATAGTTTTCACAAACAGTATGCAATTTGGTACCACGACTGGATGCTTTAGCTGCAATTTTATTTGCTACGTCAGCACCAACTCTTTCACGCCATTCAAACAAAGCTTTCTTATTATAGTCTGAAAGAACTGTCGTTACGGATGGATACGATTTACCAATTGGTGTTACATACTCACGGCCTGCTTCGGTCGTTTGTGCTTGTAACTCAAAATCCAATTCAGGTAACTTAACATGATTAAAAGCCAAACTATTTTCCTATGTGTTTATCAACCAATTGTTTGGTCTTAATCTCTTTAGATGAACGCTTGCCATGACGATTAGCAACATCACTTGATTTGTGGTTTTCTGATATTTTAGAAAGCACTTCTTTGAATCCATCTGGTACTTTACCAGTAATGGAAACTCCACTAACAATTGCAGCTGAGGTCACAACTGAGTGGATTGTTGGATTGGTTTGTAGATAATCCTCACGAGCAGAGATGCTCATAAATGATTCAAATTCTTCACCTGTTTCAGTATTTAAAAAGCTATACAATGGCACTATACCACTCCGGTCTATTACGTTTCTTCCAAGAAGCTAAATGCGCCTTGTTGTTTATATAGTAATTGTGGTAGGACTTAATAGAATCGCCTGCAACTTTCACATCATCAGGCATTGCAGGAGTTGGTTCAGTAAAAGGATTATTTGGTATATTTACTGGACATGCGTACAAAAGCTTTCCGTATTTTTCACATGCATGGTGCTTATCATATCGATGTGTATATTCAAGTAGCAAATGATTCCACATACGATTTAACCAAAGATAATTTTCTTTACTTGCACGAACCCACACATTCGATGGATGATTAATGTGAGAAGCTTTCATTAAGCCAATTTCATAATCATTATCTTTCATGCGCCAGCGTTTGATTTTGCGGCCATTGGCCGTCTTATCAATGTATTCTTCGCCGTCAAGCATTCGGTGTGCAGTTGACATAAGCTGTGCATACTCAATAATCATTTTGACCACATGCTTGTCATTGTGCATTTCGGCACATTTAGCTACATCATTGTCAAGGTAAAAAATGTTCATAGGTCATACTTCACGCCTTCTTTTGTAAAGAAAGCGCTTACCTTTTTCTCATTGTCCCATGCTGAACAATAATGATTGTCTTTGTCACACAATTCTAAGGCTTCATCAAATGATACAACACGGTGAGAAACAATAACTTCACCAAGATGTTCTTGGCTAAATTCTTGTGCTTCATTCAAGGTTACAGTATCAAGCGCCCATTGGGCTTTGCCTTTTGGTACTTCGACCATGTAGCGTTCACGGAACTGAGAGATAGCTTCAACAAGTACCCATTCAGTTTCTTCTGTTTTCTGTTTGGTCATAGAAAATGTTCCATCACCATTATCTTTCCAGTCTAAAGTATCACCAGTTTTCCAACCAGTTTCTTCCATTAGTTTGTCTGGCAATGGCAAGACCAAATCACCAGTTTCTGGATCTGTTTCAAGTGTAACGAGATAACTCATTCTTTTTCTCCAAAAATATTAGACCAAGTTTGTAATTTGGCTTTTTTAGCCAACATAGCTTCATGTACGTTTGTATCATCGATAATTTTTCTTTCAACCATCAAATCAATCATACAAAGAAGGTCACCAACTTCTTCTGTTAAACGGTCACGATTTGATTTGCCATTGTGTTTAGCATCAACACCAAATCGAAACACTTTAGAAATAGCTTGAGTGACCTCTGCACATTCCTCCTGAGTAATCAGGAGGATTTCTTTTTCTGATGCATTAATCATGCAGTCACTTCTGTAACGACCAGTGTTTCTGCAACAGGTGCAGTTTCAACAACAGGTGTGGTTACAGGAGTAGCAGCTAAGTCTTTCAACTTAGTAACTTTTGCAGCCTTAGGTGCAACAGCTGGTGCGCCTGCAACAAAACCAGACTTGGTAATGCCAACACGATCCATGTATTTCTTAACGTCAGAGACATTGACGATTTGATAAGCGGTCACTTTGCGACCATCTTTAATTGCTTTGACTACGCCATCGGCATTAGTCTTAATGTGCCAAATGTAGGTCGACAAACGGTACATTTGAATTTCTTTGCCAAGCAACGCATCGATTTCTTCAACGGTTGTTGGTTTGCCACTAATCATAACCGTCAACAGTTTTTGGAACGGTTTTAGTTTGATTGCTTTTACAGTTTTAGTTTTAGACATAATATATTCCTATCAATTTGAGGGTTCTAGTATAACACAAGTAGGCGAATTTGTCAAGAGGCATCGCCAATGTTTGCCTCATTCTGTTACAGTATCGTAACAAAAATCGTAGAATTCTTTCCAAGTGCCGTTAAAAATCACTTCGTCAGGATTCTTTACAACCACGGTATCTTCGTAAATGTGGTATTCATACTCTTGCCAGCAGCTGTTAGATTCAATTGGATAAATGTAAAAACCTCCAGCTGATTTTTTGAAATTAGCAATCATTTGAGCAGCGAGACAACCCATGCCGTTGAAAAATAATTTATCCACGCCAACAGGAATGCCATTGACCATTTCACCAGACAGCAAAAACTCAGCCAGTTCTTGGCCGTGACCAGAAGGGTAACCATCAAATTGACGGTACATATTCACAATCGGTTTGTTTTCTTCATACACAAAAGTTAAACTACGAGTTCCCATCATTCTTCCTTTTCCAATTTATTATCCCAGTTATCTTTGCACCATTGTTTGGCGAATCCATAACTCACACAATCACTCACATATTCATCACGCCTTGGATCAACTTGTTTCACAGGAGTAGGACTAACTATAACTTCTTTAATCACTTCCTGATTTTGTTGATATGGCTTAACAATCTCAACACTTGGTTTCACTTCAACTGGCGGTAAATGTTTTGCTAATACCGACAAACAAAAAAGTGCTGAGCCACCAATCAAAATTATTTTCCAAAAGACACCAATAATTGCTATTACAATACCAACAATAACAATTGTTTCCAAGACACTTTGTTGAAAAATAAAATCAAGCATTTTTTACTGATAAGGCTCACAATGTACATTAACAGGCACCATCACTTTGGGACCAGCATCGGTTTTAACCGACAGATATTCCACATTAGGACGCATCTTAGCAAAGACGCATTGTTTAGCTGCTTGCACAGCTTCGTTCCGATCCATGGCCTCAGGGCCTTTGTAACCAGATAATTTATAAGTCGGTGTTGACGAACACGCCGCAAGCGATAACACCAAAGGAATAAGCAATAAACGCTTCATTTAATTCTCCGTTTCAAATTCTTCACAAACTACTTCCCAAACTTTCCAATTTTTGCGAATAATGCAATCCATTGATAAGTTATGGTCAGTACAATATTTCCATGCATCAAGATAAAAGAAAAACTCTTTCATATTAAGCCGCTTTCAACATTAACACTGGATACTTTACAAAACCGGTTGTATCTTTTTTGGCTTTGCCTTTTGCATACAAACCGACCACAACACCTTTGGGATCCAGAAACCGCAGGTCTGATTCATCGCCATTAAACACAGGCAAACCCAAATAGGTTTCTGGCATTGGCAATGTTTTTTTGATACCGAAAACGGTAGCAATATTGTAACCTTGTACAATAGCTTTTGCTACATCAGCATCGTTACCATCCGCAGCCGAGAAGGTCAACGAATAGTTAGGAATTTCTTTAATTTTACGACCAAGAATTTTGGTGTAATCATAGAATGTCACTTCAGCAAAAGCTGAGAAAATGTTACGGTACAAACGACCATTACGAACGACCTCATACTTTTCAAAAGCAAGGTCGGATGTGCCGTTCAAACGGAACACAGGAATTAAATTTAGACGAGCAGATTGCTTGATACCCAATTCAATATCTTTTACCAAATCGGCCATGAATTGAATACGGTTTTCGAAAAACATTTTTGTTTTACGGATTCGAGCTTGCTGAATGACGTTGGTAATTTCGCCTTTTTTGAACATGCCGCCACGACCTGCAAGGTTTAAGCAAGCAGCTGTACAACCAGTGGTACGTTTAGCGCAGGTTTCATAACCTGACAAATCAGCAGGTGCCAAGTGCAAAATGTAGGTATTGTAACCTTGTGACAAGCCCTTCAAAACCTTGGGGTTACCTGTAGATAGCAATTTCATTTCATGTCCTTTATCAACTCAACAGGTACCATTATACACGAATCGGCAGGATTGTCAAGCACTTTTTGGCGGGTGTTGCATGGAAACAACAGTAATACTAAAGTACTCATCTCCGCATCGTTGCCTGGTCACGGGCTTCCTCATCGGAAAAGATAGGAACCGCATTGCTTTTGTGCAAAGTACCGATGCCTTTCATAGCAGTACCAGTATAAACTTTACCATGCACAGGTTTTGTGGCAGAACCACCAAATGTTTCCAAACTAGGATATCTTGGTGTTTCACGGCCAACAGGTGTGGTCAATTTTGGAACGCCTGAATTAATCACTTTAGGTTTAAACTTAGAAAATCCAGTGGACATATTATTGACGCCATCAAGCCATGCCTGATACTCAGCAATTTCCTTTTTGGTCTTGCTTTTCTTTTTAGATTTTTGGTAAGTGTAAATTATTGACATACGTATGGTTTGTCCCATTTACCAACGTGAATGTGGTAGTAATATGCTGTATCAAAATAATCCGTTTGAGCATCCGAGCGGTCATAGTAATCAGCCGCAAGCAAAGCTTCTTTGATTTCTTTTAAAGCATCCAAGGCCACGCCATCATAATGGTCATCGAGCCAATATGGATTAACCTGAACATAATCACCACCAAAATCAATTGGGCCAGATTTAAGGTTCAAGATAATGCTTGAATGATAGTCAACCCGCAAAGAACCTTTGAGGTTGTATTTCTTTAAAACGGGTTTCAAAGCTGCAGCAATAACTGCTTTCTTTTGTTGATTCATATAAGCCATTTTTATAACTCCAGTTCTTTGGCAAAAAAGCGGATTTTGCCTTCATAGTCAAGCTGATCCTGTTCAAATTCTGTTAGGTAGTCATCAGCCACAACTTCCCAATTAATGATTGAGGAACGGAAATACTCGCTGTCCTCTTCAATTTGGCCACGCAGAGCCATAACGACCTCTGTGGTATTATTAATATTGGTAAAATTCTTTACCACATAATCGCTACCACCCTTGGCTTTCCAATATTGTGGGCACTCACCTTGACCGTCCCAATCGTGGGCGCCATAGTTTTCATAATTTTGGGTGGAAATAAGCAATTTCATTTTTTATCCTTACATTGACCAATACGATTCTGAGGAAGCAGAGCAAAAATGCGGTGTATCGTATTTTTCCTGATATTCTTTTCCAGAAATTAAATTCTTTTTAGTAATCCATGTTTCGAAAATTTCTACATCAAAACCTAAATTACGTTTACCGTTAGCAACAGCATTAATGTATGCTGTGGTTACTGGCGCAAATTCTTGTTTAGCAACCAGACGGCGGCCTTCTTTTGTGCGGCGGTCAGTTTTGTAAATTTCGAGGGTGTATTCTTTTGTAGCAGACATTTTTAATCCTTAAGCACGTTTGAAACCGAGGTCATAATGCATCATCAACATTTTAGCAATATTGATATATTGGCGAGAAGCGTTTTTGTTGTCACGCTCTAACATTTCTTGAGCATCCGACAGGTAAGAAGCAATGACCATGCCCACACCTGAAAATTTAAAGGTCATTGATTCTTCTACAGAAGCAATGATATCATCAGCAGGCGAACCATATGCCTGCAATTCCCATGTCAATTTATCTTTCATTTGATGTCCTTATCAACTCAACAGGTACCATTATACAGATTTCGGCAGGTTTGTCAAGCAATTTCGGTAGACTGTAGTTTTTCTGCAACAGCAGTAATATGTTTACATTTCCCACGGAAATTAAAACCTGTACAGGTACAGGTATAATGTGAATCATTTAGTTCTACATTATATACTTTAGTATTACTTTGCACATTGAATACTCTAGTATTATCTTTTATGGATTTACCAGATAATCGTTCTAATTGAATATTGCGGACTTTAATAAATGTCCGATATCGTTTATCGATTTTAATCTGTGATTTTAATATATTTACTTTATTATCATTTTGTTTGATATAAGCGATAATCTTATTTTGATTATCTAGTAAATAAGTATGATTACAGGCACCATAATGGCCTGTCCATATTGTAGTTTCTTGCAGAATTTCACTCATACCAATACCTTAACAGATATTAGCAAAAATGTCAAGCGGGTTGTTGTATTAAAACAACATCAACCTTTTAGTAGTTGCTGACTCGAATCTTCGGAAAGGTCTTCTTCGAATTCAGCCATTTCAAGCCTTTTCAATTCTTTTTTCAAGGCTTCAATTTGGCCTTTGTCTTCGGAAATTTCTTGCTTCAATTCTTCGATGCGTTTTTTAAGTTCATTTCTGTAACTCATATTCTTTTTCCTCTTTTACTAACCGATAAAAGCTTCGGTCATGGTGTTTCTTTTTTTGTGTTGGTTTAACCACGTTGTCTGTATTTTTACGAAACTTTGTTCGTTCAGGTTTTTCAACCTTCTGCCTGCCTGTATACATTTTAGAAAATAATATCCGCAACACCGAGCTCTACTATTTCCTCAGCAGTAAACCAAACATCGCTCGGCGGTATAAGTTTGGTCTTCACACTACGAGGTTCCAAACCAGTACATTCCTGCAATACTGTTAGCATTCTTGTATTGGTAAGTTCACTTTCACGCACAAACGCTTTCATGTCGTGGTATTTTCCATTCATCTCTGTGGCATATTGGTGACACATGATACTAGTATTTTGAGCAACATATCTATGACCTTTGGTACCAGCTGCAAAGATTAAAAACGCAGCTGAACAAATAGAACCAATACCAAAGGTTCGAATCACTCGGTTTGAATTACGCATGATATCAATCAAACCAAAAGCTTCATTCAAATCACCACCAGTTGAATTGATATACAATGACAATGGTGTGGTATCGTTTGTGCTTAGATTTTCATATACAATCCATTCGATTGCACTTCTAATACTTTCCTCATTAATTTCACCAGTTAGGAAATGTATGTGAGCGTTCAGTAAACCAATGCTGATTTTTTCTTCAGCTGGTATCATCATATCTTCTTTTTTCATTTTGTATGCCAGTTATAAGCGGTTTGTAGAATACTCATTATATCATGTTTAGGTCGGTAGTTCAATACTTTTTTGGCAAGGTCAACATGAGCAACTAACTTTGCTGGATCACCTGGTCGTCTTGGTAGGTAGGTAACGTCAATTTTTTTACCAGAAACTTTTTCAATAAGCTCAACAATTTTATCTACCGAATAACCTTTGCCTGTTCCTAGATTTAGAATAATAGGTTTATTGCCTTCTGCTAGATACTTGGCTGCGTTCAAATGCGCCTCTGCAACATCACACACATGGACATAATCTCTCACACATGTTCCATCAGTTGTATTATAGTCTTTACCATAAACTTCAACTTTATTTAGATTCTGAATAATTCTAGGAATCAAATGTGTCTCTGGTTCATGGTCTTCACCCATCTCACCATCAGGATCAGCACCCGCAAGGTTGAAATATCTAAAAATGATATGTTTTAAACCAGACTGTTGAATGGCATATTCAGCACTCAACTTACTACCTGCATAGGCATTGGTCTTGTATTGAACTTCATCATATTCATCCAATTGATAATCTACTGTTCGGTAAACAGCCGCAGTCGATGAATAAATGATATTATCAACGCCATGTTTTACCATGACATTTAATAGGTTGCAGGTCCCACCAGTATTCACATCATAAAATTCGGTCGGTATTTTAACCGACTCACCAACTTCAATGCGACCTGCAAAATGAAATACTACATCAAATTTTACTTTGCCTAGTAAATCATCCAATGTATTTCTATCACGGATATCACCTTGACAATAAATGTCGGCGTATGTGTGTTTTGGATTCCGAATGTCATATACAACAACATCCCATCCTTCTTGTTTTAATCTTTTGCAGACATGTGAACCAAGATAACCTGAGCCACCAGTTACTAGCGCTCTCATGCATCCCTCTCAGATAAAATTGGATGCCTCACTGGCCACCAGAATTCATATTCAGGATCATTCCATTTAATTGTGAATTGTGCATCACGATTATAATACTCCGACCACTTGTAATGAAACACCGCAGTTTTAGACATGACCAAGTGACCATTGCCAAAACCTGGTGGCACTAATACTTGTTTACGATTCTTATCAGATAAAGTGAATGAAATCCATTCTTTGTATTGAGGTGACCAAGGTCTGTTATCAACAACCAACAAATAGATTGTACCATAAAGGCAACTAATCAATTTGTAAGTTCGTTCATCACCATGCACACCACGTAAGACATGATGCCTTGATGTGCTGACACTATCAATTTTCCATTCAACATCATCTAGCACACCATTCTCATATAAAGCTTTGTTGAAAATTTCGGTGTTTGTACCACGGAAATCTTCATACATTACAGGCGGTGTGACCAACAATACTTCTTCTAGGTCGGTAAATTCAATCATACAATTACGAGACCTGGTGCAATTTGAATTTTATGATATGAGTTGTCTTTCTTCCAAGGAAAGTTCTCACCATATCGCTCTTGCGTTACTTTATTTCCTTTGTCAAAGAAATCCTCAGTTACAGAATTTGGATTTCCATCCAATCTATAACAAAGAGTATGGTTATTTGTGCAAGCAAACTTTGGAAAGTGCTGACTTAGGTTCGAAAAGAATTGTCTATCGGCACCCCATTGGCCGTACCATGCATGGCCAATGCTAGTAGCAACGCTACGCTTAATAGCAAAGCTTGAGGTATCAATGTGGAATACTTTGTCATTAAAGTATACAGGCCATTTACCAAGACTTTCACAGTTGTCTTCACAGAGGTAATTTTCTGATTTGTCATATATTTTCCTTAAAGAATAAGCCCAATCATTTCCTTGTTTAATTTTATTAACAAGTTTTTCAACGTGGCACGGTTCAAACCAGTTGTCTTCATCTAGGTAACAGATTATGTCAGCATTAACAAGAAAAGAACAAGCGGAGTAAACCCTGTGACCGTACCAACCTTTACCAACATTCTCCTCAAGAGCGATGGTTTTGATTTTGGTAGCGCCTGAAATTGTATCATTGATTTTCTCCCAATGTTCTTTTCCATCCATAAAAATATAATGTGTCAAGTCGGCATAAGTTTGTTTATCAACCGATGCAACACACTTCTTTAAATATTCTCCGCCAATTGTAGGAGTTACTACTGCTACTTTCATTCTTTCCACGCTTTCAAAATATCGGATGATGAGTTCTTTTTATTTGAACCACCAACGCCATAAACAAATGTTATACCTTCAACTTTAGATTCACGGTTGTTTGTGCTATTTCTATCACCACCATTTGCAAAGATAATTTCATCACCTTTACCAATCCATGATTTCTTTAATTGTTCCAATAAACTACAAGCAGAATCATCCGTATCATCAAATCGTAATACATGGTCAACCCACTTCAATGCACTTACAACTGTTGTGCGTTCTTCCCAATTCATAAATGGTTTACCTTTTTTACGGGTCAACCATTCATCAGAATTAACACCAACAATTAATACATCACCAAGTTTTGAAGCTTCACGAATATAGTCAATATGACCAGAATGAATGGGATCAAACCCACCCGTCACAACAACAAATTTCATTTTACAAATTCAAATTAGGATATGCTTCTTTGACAAGTTTGGCAGTTAAGTGTTTAACACCTAAATTCTTTTGAATTAGTTTAATCAAAAGTTCAGCTTCGTCTTTATGTAATGATTCTAAAATAACCAATAAAATACTGGTTTGTTTTTGTGTGGTCATTTCAGGCGGACGCTTTGGATGGTCTTTAATGAAACGATACAATTTAGAAATTTCACTATCGATGTATGCAAAATTAAGGCCGGCCGGTTCCTGTGCAGGTCTATAATTAGGAATACGAACATCAAAGATAATGTTGGGGTGGAATGCCATCTGTAAGAATTCAGCAAATCGTGGGTGGAAGTTTTTACGCAACACCCCAATTCGTTCTTCTTTAGTTGTGGCTTTGTCGAAATCTTCAAAGATTTCAGAGTATAGTTTTTCAGAGCTCATTAGAATTCATCAATCACTTCAAGTAGGTTTTTTAGACGATTAGACATAAGATAATTCATAAACTGTTGTTTAGTTTTAGCCTTTGTATCACCATATGTATCCAAGATATTTTGCTTGAGCCCATCTGGAATCTTAGCCAAGTCAATCAATAACTCATTACGGTTATAGTTTCGCAACATTTCTTCGTTACAGAACTCTGCCGGTTGAGGAATGCCATCGCCTTTATCTCCTCGAATGATTAGTTGTTTAAGTTGAGCAGCAGGCAACGGTTCTTTAATGTGTTTCTTCAGAATCGGTGAGTATTGGTCAACATTTGGATATTTCTGCAATTGAGCAAAGTCTTTATCACTTGAAAGAATCATTACCTTTTGAGTGGCAGAATACTTCATCGTTAATACAGCAATGATATCGTCAGCTTCTGCTGTATCAACATCAATCACTTTGTATGGCGAATAGTCTTTAAGCTCTTGTTTAATCTTTGACAAACATTCAAAGATAGTCGCCCAATCGTGACCAGAGGCCTCACGAATTTTCTTACGGCTAGCTTTGTAGTGTGGAAAGATATCACGGCGCCAATATTTTTTATTGTCACAAGCAATAATTACTTCAGGCCCATGTGAGTCACGAAACTTCTTCACATAGGTACGCAAGCTATTCAGAATCATGTGGCGAACCAGACTTTCCTCGACCGCAGTCTTGGACGATCCGATTTGTTCCATCAGATTAGAAATAGCAACTTGGTTAAAATCAAATATAATCATGTGGTCATTATAACACAAGTTTGTTGCTTGTGCGGCAATGTTTAGGGTTTAATGTTGTTAAAAGGCCAAAGAGGCAAACCAGTTTCGGGGTCATTCTCAAACTTGCCTTCCCATGGTTTAAAATAATACTCATAAAGGTGTTCTAAGATTGCCATAACTTCTTCGGCAGTCATACAACCTTCTCCATCATCTAAATGGTCGTCAAGTTGATTGATTGACCATTCATCAGCTTCAACATCATACCAAGCATAAATGCAAACTTCTTCTTTTGGTCGATGAATCAGAGCCCAAGGTGTTAACTCATGCTCAGGGAACATAAAGTCTGGATCAATAGCACCTCGATGAATGAAAATGGCATATGATTCCATATTGGTGTTGCCACCTTCTGTGTATCGATATTCACCATCTTCATCAGTATCTTCTAAATCACCGTAGCCATCAAAAATGATTTTGACTTCTGGTTGGTCGGAGATATCTCGGCCAATTTCCAAATCATCAGGGTCTCGCCATGAAGCTTTGAGAAGCTCTATAATAACTTGTTCATATCTTTGGTAATCGTAATCCATTTTAAATCTCCACAGTTTTTAAAGTAAATTTATCAGCACTAGCTTCATAGTTAATATAACCACGAGGATTGCAAACAATACGGGTTGACCCAATTAGGTAATCAAAATCTTCGTGCGTATGCCCGTGTGTCCACAATTTAATTTGCGGATGGTCAAGGATAAACTCCGACAAATCAGAGCTGTAACCACCATTCATAATTTCTTCTTTGGCATATCTAGGATGTGTGGATAATTTACTTGGTGCATGATGACCAACAACCACGATTTTTTGGTCGTGTTTGCCTTCAACCATAATTTTTATATACTCAAGCATTTTCTTGTGGTCTTCAACGGCATCATCAGGAGTAAATCTTGCGGTACGAACATAAGAATTACCAGCACTATTACGGTAATGTGTTTCTCTTGCACCATTAGTTACACACCTAAAATCATTCATCATATCTTTCATATGCATTAAAGTGATTCCGTCTTCCTTATTCATATCAGTCCACAATGTACCACCAATAAACAATACATTATTGATAAGTACCGATTCTTTATCTAGGACATGAAGGTTAACCAAATAACCAAGCCTATCACGGATACTTCCAATAGACTTAACAAAATCACCATGATAATGTTCATGATTCCCGGCGATGTATATAACGGAAGGGAATCTAGCACAGCATTCTTGAAAGAATTTATGGATTTGGTTAGACTTGTCATTTTCACCTTTGATATTGTAACTATCATTTTCTCCCAGGTCTTTTGCAACACAAATATCACCAGAGAGAATTAATACCTCAGCATTATCGGTATTCTCTAAACTAATCGGTCCAAATTCTAAATGCAAATCGGAACAAACAGCAATCTTCATTATTAATCCTTATTTAATACAGCGCACCAGTATTGTATCATCATTGATACGTCCTGTCAAGGCTGATTCTACGGCACGAATGTTGTCCATTGCATTCCGTAGATAAACTTTGCCACCATTTAAAACTTCAGGCAAAGTAGTTTCGGGTTTTCTCAGTTTCTTTTGAACTGATTTTGTTTCATTGAAATTGGTTAATGATGTTCCCTTAACAGAGAATCCACCTGCATCTTCGGCATGGTAACAACCCAATTTTCTTGTTTTTGTATTGTATACCCACAATGCCATTGCACCAATAATTTCTCTCGGCTTTACCGACTTGAGGTTTAACTCAGCAAATTCCACACACAATTTCATCTTCGCAACCAACTGGTCTGGAGTCTTCTCCTTGCGTTTTCTTGGCTTGCGTGACTTAGTGGCTGCGCCTGCAATTTTAAGACCGTCCATGATGACCTGGTCACAATAGGCAACCAGTTTCTTCAATTCGATTTTCTTAAAATTGGAATAACCTTCTTTTAATTCTTTATCATCAGTATTCATAACTTCATCGAATTCTTGGCGCTTAATTTTGAATGCGTCAATAACTCGGTTTGCATGTACACCTTTAATATCTAATGTGTGCATGATAGCGTAAGGTGAAACATTAGCCTTGAATGCCGATTCCACCAATTCATCGATTTGGCCTTCCAATTCACCGACACATTCCGAAACCTTTTCACGGATACGGTCTTGAATTGTAATTACGGGACCAGTTTCTACTTTCACTTCTGGTTCTTCCACTTCTTCCTGCATTACATCTTCAATTTCTTTTTTGATGTAATCCACGCCGTGGTCAATATCATTACCATTCATTTGCATTCGGCAAAGCCATGCTAGTGTCAAATAACTTTTTTTGGTGTTCAACTTACCTTCAATATTATGCTTTTTGGCATATTCTTGGATGTATCGTTGAGCATCCTTGTTTTCCATATTTTGATGATACCAATTTAATGCAAGAGCAATTTGGACTTTGTCCATTGTTCCATCATATTTTGGTTCCAAAATTTTAGGCATTCTAGCCATAATCAACCTTTCACAATTTGTTCAAATGACTTATTTTTACCAGTACTAATCAAACAAATACCATCATCGGTTTCATGGTATTTTTTGGCAATTCTGTGGGCTTCATCCATAGCAATTTCCATTGTATCACAATTTTGACAGCTAATAAAGCATTCTTCTATAACATTGCCAACTAGTTTGCCTTCAAGCGTCATAAAATCGTCATATCTCTTTGAATAGGTAACTCGATAGCCTTCTAGCGATGCTAAAATATAAATTCCATCGGACATAATACTCCTAATTAACTGTACCAGTATATCACATGTTTGGTATCTAGTCAACCAGTGTGTTGTTTTTATACAACACGCATGGATGCACGCTGGAATGCATAAATAGGCAAGTATTATATCATAATCATTTGACGGAGATTAATAAAAAAAGGAAAAGGATATGAAATTCTTAAACAAGAAGGGCTTAATTATTGCTCTTTTTGTTATGGCGTTTGGCAGCACGATTGCTCAAACAACAAGTGGAACTTCCAGTACAACTGGCGGAACAACAACGGGGACCACAAGTCTCATCAATCAAGGCACATACGACAGTAAAACATTGGTAGACACCAATAGCACTTCAAATAGTGTCAGTACAGTAAACAGTAATAGTACCGCTACAAGCAATTCAAATGCTACGAGCACATCAACTGTAAACAGCACATCTACTAATACTAACAACAACAATAATGCAAGTACAAGCACAAGCACAAATGTTAACACAAATAACAATGTGAATAGTGGTACTCAGACGTTTAATAATAACAATGTCAATTCTGGAACTTTGACTTACAATAATAATAATGTCAATTCTGGTACAATGACAAATGTTAATCAAAACACATCTGTTTCAACTAGCAACAACACAAATACAAACACAAATTATAATGTTAATAGCGGTACTCAAACTTTCAATAATAACAATAATAGCGTAAGCACTTCTACGAATATTAACAAAAATGAAAATACTGGTACAATGACATACAACAATAACAATGTGAGTACCGCTACCAATAATAACAACAATGTTAGCTCATCCACAAACACGAATAACAATATCAATTCGGGTACGATGACAAATAACAATAACAATGTATCAACTTCTACCAATAATAATACAAACGTAAATCAAAATGCCAATGTAAACCAGAACATCAACTCTGGTGAAATGACAAACACTAACATTAACAAAACAGAAATTACTCAGCGTGTAATTCAACCTCCTCCAACTGCCGTAGCACCAGCTATGATGAGTGGTGGTAATAATGATTTGTGTTCAACAGGTTCTTCTGGCTCAGTACAAACACAGGTGTTTGGTGTATCCAGTGGCGGAACGGTTCGTGATATGAATTGTGAACGCTTGAAGTTATCCAAAACTCTATATGATATGGGTATGAAAGTTGCTGCGGTTGCGGTCATGTGTCAAGATGAAAGAGTGTTTAACGAACAAGCTAAACTTACATGGGAAGATAATAAAGATAAGATTCCACAACGACCAAAAGAAGACAAATATGAAACTGTTAAAAACATTGGCTTCGGCTCTTTGCTTGGCGTTCTCGTTCACGCCGCTTTTAAGTAAAGCGCAAACACTAGAACCAGGTCAAGTTTACACTACAGGGAATGTTGTTCAGACAACACCTCAAGGTGGACCTACGCCTTGGGTGAATGGCGTTTATCAAGACAATCTAACTTGTTGGGGTTGGGGTGATCCTGGTTATTGTGGGCCAAATGCAATTGTTCGACCTGGTGGCAACATTAACTTTTCTTACGGCTCAACATATCTCTATCAGCAACAGCACATTTCAACATTGCTACCTTCTGCTACTGGACTTCAAGTTAACGGATATAACTTTGGGTTTATGGCAAAGAATGGTAATGGTTGGGATGATGGGCGCACAGATAACTTAATGGCGCTTGTTCGCTTTTGGGATAACACTAATGGTAGAGGCGCTACAAATTTATTGTATGGAGATGTGTATTCTTTAAATTATAGATTTAACTGGACTTCATTTGATTATTCAAAAACATTTACAACACCGCTTGCAGTACCTTCTATTGGCCAAGTACAGTATGGTTTTATCGGTAGTGATAATAATGGATGGGCAGGCCCATATGGACCAGAAATCTATAATGTCAGTTTCAGTTTAAAGTATTCTGTAGACCCATGCACAACTAATCCAATGTATAGTCCAACTTGTCCTGGATATTTGGATGCTTTAAATAAATTACTGCCAAAAACTACAACATCTCCAACAACATCAGAAACAACAACACCAACAGGAACTATAACAATTGTTGATAATGTTGCGATAACACCAACTGGTACTTATGGTAGTGCGCCTCCGCCTCCGCCACCTGGAAGTCCTCCACCACCAGAAGGTTCACAACCTCCTCCGCCTCCATCAGGTCCTGCACCTATGGGAGCACCAGCACCAGGTCCTGCACCACAAGTTGCATCTACTCAACCAGCACCAAGTGGCCAACAAACTAAAGTTGGTGAAGTGTCTGATTCTTCAGGCGGTTCAAAATCAACAGTATCTCTATCGTCAGTACTAAACATGATTAGTTCTAACCAAGATAAAACAAGTGCTTTGGAAAAATCTGTAGTTCAATCAGCTGATGCACAGGCATTTTCTGCCGGTGAGTCTTCTCAGGTGCAAAGTTCATCAACTTCATTGCAAGGCAACTTACAATCAAATACAACCTTCAATACGGCTAGATTGCAACAATCACTCAATAGTAGTTTTACTAGTCAAACAGAGAGTTCAATTTTGAGCAATGTTGGCCAACAAGGTATACAATATCAACCACCAACATTTAAACAAGAAATCACAACGGCAATTACAACACCTATTGTATCATATACAATATTGCCGCCAACTAGACAGCCAATGCAGTCTATTGAAATGCCTATGATTGAAGGGTTAAAATTTGGTTTTAGAAATCCTGTCGAAAATGCCATGGATTCAAAACCTTTTATTGTGCAAATGAATACAGAATCACAACAAAGTGATACTGTTAAAAAGAATGTGCAAAACAATGAACTCGCAGGAAATATATCAATTGAGTCTATTGCAAAACAACCTGCAAATTATGCTCAATATTTTGTTATGATACCTGATGTGGCATTCTACGCACCAAAAGAAATTTACAAAAATCAGAAAACGGTGGATAATGTAAGAGCTTTAAGGCAACTAAGTTCTGATAGATTACACCAAGAGATGGTTAACCAACAATACAAATGAGGAAGTAAAATGGCAGAAGAAATTAAAAACGTCAACGCTAAAATTGACGAAGCAGAAGCTGCAGTTAAGAAGTACGCAAGTAAAGATACTGTTATCAGTATTGGCGGCTATGAATTCACACCAGCAAAATTAATGGTTGCAGCAACTATTGTATCATCCATTCTTGGTGGACTTTATGGTACATTTGAAGTGTACAAAGACTATATTGGCATGAAAAAGAAAATTGCATCTTATGAAGCTCCAGACTTATCAGGTTTTGATAAGCGTTTGGCAGTTATTGAAGAAAATAGTCAAAAGGGTGCAGATTATACCCGTGATATTAAAGTTGATTTGAAAAACGATATTCGCCGTAATGAAACAGTAACCGAACAAGTAGAACGTAGTGTTAAGAATGCACAACGTGAAACTGAATCAGAAATGCGTGAAATGCGTAAAGCTGTACGTGAAGACTTAGAAAAGGCTCGTAATGAAGCCAACACCATTCGTAGAGAAATGGCCGATGCACGTAGAGATATTGAGCGTGAAGTGATTCAATTAAAGAAAGAAGTTGATGGCAAAATACAGAAAGCTATCGACAACCCATTGGCAAACAAATAATGTTTGGCACCATTCTTGCTGTGTACATGTACGCAAAACAACCTGAGTGTATCAGGTGGACTTGGAGCGGTGATGTTTATAGTAGAAAAGTGATTTGCTTAGAGTGGCGTAAAAAAGAAAAAGAGGAGAAGAAAAAATGATTGATCCACTAACCGCACTTGCAGGTATACAGACCGCAATAAGCATGGTCAAAAAGGCTAGTAAAGTAGCAAATGACTTAGGCTCTCTTGCACCCATAATTGGTAAAATGTTTGATGCCAAGAGTGTAGCTACTAAGGCCTTGATTGAAGCTAAAAAGTCTAAGAAAGGTTCCAATATGGGAACCGCACTTCAGATTGAAATGGCATTAGAACAGGCCAGAGCATTTGAAGAAGAATTGAAAATGTTGTTTATGCAGACAGGCAAGATTGATGTATGGAATAAAATTAAGGCCAGACAAGCTGAAATGGATGCAGACGATGCTCAAGAAATAAGACTATACAATGCTCAAGAGCGAGCTCGTAAACAAAAAGAAGCTGAATTAAATGAATGGGCAATGATTATAGGTGCCTGTTCATTTGTTTTATTCATAATGTTTATTGGTGGATATGAACTAATGCAGTTTTGCCAGACGGGTAATAGGTGCGGAAGATGAACGAATATCAAAAGACCTTTGACATGTGTTTGAAAATTTTTGTTTATGGAAGTGTTGCACTATATTTTTTAGGATTTTTAAAATTCTTACCAGACGATTTGTCAGATAGAATTGTTAATGGGTTAATAGGT